GGATGTGCTTTAACAGCTTCTCTTTTTTGTGTTTGATATTCTAGTTCACCTTCAACTGTACTTCTATCTATGTTAAATATACTTTCTATTCTGTCATTTTTATCTTTTTCTTTAGCTCTAACAGATGCTGTATATTCTGCATTAGCTAATGTTCTATTTTTATTTTCATAAGCTTCAATAACTTTTGCAATATCAGGATTGTTTTTAACACTTCTTAATGAACCTAATTGGTTTCCGCCTTCACCAATTCCTCTGTCCATGTCTATAATATCTTCTATTTTAGCTAAATCAGCAGTACTTGCAGCTCCATCAATAGCGTTGTTAAGAAATAAAAGTGCAGCATCATTAGCTTCTTTATTTGTATATAAATATCTTCTTACTGTGCCACCTTCTTCTGGTGGAAGCGGTGTGTGTAAACTATTTACTTCATTCCAAAAATCTTCTGGTTCTGTACGTGAAACTATTTTTGCACCTTCTTTTAATTTTTCTGTTTGTGCAAAATCACTCCTTACTTTTGCATCTTTAATAGCATCTTTAGCTTTATAATTATTAAATACAGCTGCAAATCCTAAAGCATACGAACCATCTTTATCTGCAAAACTTGGTAAATATGCTTTGTAAAAAGCAGGTAGATTAGTTGTTTGAAAATCATATTTATCTTTATTGGCTTCTATCTGTGTAATAGCATCAATAGCTTGATGTCTTCCTGTGTGATATTGTACAGTTTTTTGTACATATTTATTATTTAAATTAGGATGTTTACCTTCTAGTATTTCTTTTTGAACTGTGTCAGCATCTCTTGTAGTTAACAATTGATTAATTTCTTGTACAGCTTCATCTTTTTTGTTTGCTATATTTTGATTGTAAATTCTTGATAATGCAGGGTTTACATTTTTTTGTAATACATTTATTAAGTCAGAAGTTTCAGTAGTTGTTGCAGCATTAACTCTACCTGCAAATGTAGAACCCATGTATTTATTTGTTACTCTTGATTTATATGCCATTATGGTGCTACCACCTCTCCTGTATCTGGTTTTAAATTAGTTTTATATTTTTGATACCCTTCAGCACCAATAGTTCCAATGTTTAATAACAAGCCAGTCCTACTAGGCATTACTACTGGTTTAATACTGTTGTATCTTCTTTGTTGCGCTGCATAAGCTTCTTGTTCTTGTCCCATTAATTTAATTACATCTGTTTCGTAATCTCTTGCAACATCTAAGAATTGCATATCGTAAGTGCCTGCAATGTCTTGTATAATTTTATCACCATTACCTGCGTTCATGTTTAAAGCTTGTGCTTGTTTTTTATTATTTTCTTGAGAAGTTTTAAAATCTGCTACCTTTTTTTCTCTACTAGCAGAAACAGCTTCTCTATCTATTTTAGATAAATCATTTAAATATGCTTGGTCAGAATTTTTTCTTGTTAGTTCATTAGCTTCTTGCTGTCCTTTAGCTATAGCTCTTTGGTTTCTATGACTAACTATCGCTGTTCCTATTTTTAATGCAGTTACTACATCACACATAATTAATTATTTGTCTCCTTCATCATTAATAAAAATGGCATTTTACCAAAACCATAATCTCCTATTTCAGTTTTTGGTTCAAAGCCTAAATACTGAAGCCATTTAAGTGACTTCCAATTTCTTTTATCTACAAAGTTATAAAGATATTTATAACCTTTGCCCATCTCATCTATCCAATACGGACATTCTTTTATAAATTGTTTTGTATGTTTAAACAGTGTTTCACTAGACAACATCCATGCTACACCATATTCAGGCTCAGCACACTTAGCAACACCAAACATACCGATAACACCTTCATCTGTGGTGCCTATAATACTATAAACTTTACCATTAGGTTCCGTAAATGGAAATACTAAAGCTTGTAAAGGTGAAGAGTTGTTAGATGCTCTAATCTCTGCACGGTCAGCTTGGCGTATTCTAGGTGCTAATTCTAAAGTATCTTTTAGTATAGCGGGTCGTACGTAATTTTCTCTGGTCATTTAAATCCTTGTTGAACGATTATGATAATATCCTTCTACTTCTGCACTAGCAATATACATCGGCAGGTGTGAAGAACTTTTAATATCTAATGTAAAATCTGTGTTTCTACATGAAACGGGTACTTTAATAGTACCTGAACTAATAGCCGGTACACCTACTTTACTTGTAGCTGTCCCAATAACATATCCATTCATAAATGAGTAACTTGTGTTTCTACCATTAGGTGTTATTTCAATTTGAAAATAACCTGAAGTTTCATAATTAAATGATATGTTTCTAATTTGATAACGACCTGAAGTAATGGCTACTAGACCTCTACCAGAACGTTCTCTTACATACTGTTGTGACATTCTATATATACTCTCGTAAGGAATACCAATATATAAATTTGTGTGGTCGCCTTCTAAAGTATATGTTGAACCACTTGTATTTGTGACAGCATAGTTATTACCATTAACAGCATCAATTGCTATTAAACCTGTTTTAACACCATATGGTGATGTAAATGTTGTTAAATTTGTACCGCTATTATATGTTCCAGTAACATTTGTTTTTAAATCTAAATAAACACCAAATCCTATAGTCGTATCTTTTAAATTTCGTAAATCTATTTTTATTAATTTTGTGTTAGTGCCTTCTACTACCATTAAATAAATAAAACTTTCAAAAGACATACCACCTAATATTTTAGCATTGTTAAACACCCATTTAGACCATGCAGTTTGTACTTTTTCACCTCTATCAAAAAAGTATTTATAGATAAATAATGTACCTGCATTAACAGAAGTAACATTGGTGCCAGTTGTGTATGGAGCTATTTGAGTATCTGCTGTATCAGAAGCTAATGCAATCAATGTATCTTCAGTTGTATTACTAATTAATTGGTAAGTATTACTTGGTATTAAATCTTGTACAGACACTGTAATGTCTAAACCGTCATTAGTTAAAGTGTCATCATCGGCAAAATATTCTCTTATAGCTGTGTTATTGTTTCTTGCTTGTGAAAAATATGCAAACTTACCTGCTGAAACAGGTTTAACATTATTATTATATTCAAAAGCAGATACTTCATTTAAAACAGCTGATGTAGGGGATATTGTTTCTCCTACACTTCCTAATTTATATTGTGCTTTTTCAGAAAATAATAATAAACTTTCATTAAATGCAACACTATCAAACAATGTGTTAACTTCAGAGCCTGAAGCTGCTATATCAATAGGGTCAGTGTCTAAAACTTGTGTTACAGTTTTTGAAAAGAAATTAAAAAATTCTGCATTTTCTGTAAAAATTAAATTATCTCTAGCTAATATTCCTAATCTATTTTTATAAAACAATAAATTATTAATTTTATTATTTACAAAACTAGGGTTTGAATTAGTAATACCATCTCCGCATGTTCTGTCAGTCCAGTCTATTTCTTGAAATGTAAATGTGCCATCATTATTATTTATTAATGCATGCGGCATTGTAGAATTATCTAAACCTAAACTAACGCTTTGACCTATAGTTTCTTTCCAAACACCATCGGTTTCAAACTTTACGTAATAATCAGATAATGTATCTCCATCTTCACCGGTAACTTTTATAATACTGTCAGTACTTGCATGATAAGGTAATTTTGTAAAATCAGATATTTCATCTCTTATAGAATACATACCTGTATTGCCAGAACCATCAGCTGTTAACACTGTGTAATTACTATTACCATTTGTTGAAATACCTCTAATAACTCCCGGATATTGAGACATAGTAAAATAATTAGTTACTTCCGAAGATGTTCCTAATCCTTGTGTTGTGCTTAAAGTTGCACCTGTGTCTTCTCTAGTTAATTTAAAATCAGCATCTGAAGATGCATCAAAATAAGCACTAGATGTACCTCTAAATAAAATATCTGCAATATGCGCTGTATCTCTAAACACAGCATCATGGTTTAAATTACTACCACTTGGCATTTGTAAAGAAGATTTAACAGCATAAGACATGTTGGGATGTTGTACTGTTACAGCATATTCTCTACCATAATTAGATGTTACAACATTAATATAAAACTCTTCTATTTTTGCAGCACTTGTTGTAGTATCTGCTAAAACTGTTTTTGATTTATTAGCAATAAAAGTGTAATCAGCAATGTTAACTAATTTAAAATCTGATTTAGGATTAGTAGAAGTTAAATAACTAGAACCACTTGCTATTGTTACAGGTAATTGATTACCATTTAAATCCCAAACTTTTACACCACCATTATAAAATGCAACCATATATTGATTGTCTTTGTCTCTTTGTATAGACCAGAATTTAATAGTGTTAGGATATACATTAGTGTTGTCTAAAGTTGCTAAATAATCAAATGGTGGTCTTTTAGATAAACCATCTACAATATTGTTTTGTAAATTTATCTGTTCTTCTCCTTGATTAATACCTCTTTGTGTTGGTGTTTGTTGTGAGATACCATTTAGAAAATTAGGAATACTCTGTGATACGACACCACCCATTAATAAGTCCTTCGAGTTGGTCTATTAATTATTGAATAAGTATTGCTATCACCTTCTAATATATTTACATCTGCTTGTTGGCTATCAGCTTGATGAAATGACATTAATGCTTCATTTTCATCATTACCAATTAATTGAACAATTTGGGCATCACCAAGAAATCTTGCTGCAAATCTTCTTGATGATTTTTGTGTAATATATTGTCTTGCATATTCTGGAAGTTGTTCAAACTGTTGTACTAAAACTAAATCTACTTCTGGTACTGTTGTAAAAACATCTGTATGTGTTTCTAAATTATATAGAAAACCATTTCTTAATGTAACATTTATGTATCTGAAGTTTTTACTAGCGTCAGCTTTAACGCAGTTTGAAGGTAGGGGAATTTTACTATCTTGGTCTAATGCCAAGTTTTTATAATTTTCATGTGTATTGAAATGCCATCCTTGAGATTGAACTGACATAGAAGTTTCATCTAAAAGATTTTTTGCTGTACTTACATCAACGGATGTAGTGCCTGTAATTGAGTTAACTGGAGCTTCACCGATAACAGACAACATTATGTTTATCGCTTGTAGTTCCGTAGTTGGTGTAATCTGTGTAGTCATAATATCCTATTAGTTAATATAGCGGCGGCTTCAGTCTCCCTCTACCGCCACTAATAATATTAAAGTTAAGCTATTACGCTTCTTTAATTCCTACAGCTGCCTCGCCTCTTAGGACACCGTGTCCCATAGCGTACTTAGCAACCATTAGAGTACCTTGTCTTCTTATATCATATTCGCTTTCAACAGCTAAATCCATAAGTTTTACAGTACCTACAGCAGAAGGATGAGATACCAAACATACGTAGTTTGATAAGTCAACAGCTTGAGGGTTTGAACCACCCGCAGTTGCTGAACCTGCATCCGGAGCCGCAGTTACGTTAGACGCTACAAAGTGTGCAGTAGGTACTAATTCAATACCTGCTACTTTAACAACTTTACCTTCCGCAATTGAACCTTGACCTGAGAAGTCAACGTTAGTTACGTTAGTACCGTTTGCTAATTTGTAGTACTCTTCTAATTTGATAAATGCTTTTCTACCTTCTTTTGGAACGTAGTTTGCATCTAATTGTTTAGCCGCATCAAACAAACTATCAATCATTGCGTTCGCTGCTGTTGAAGCAGTAGCTGAAGCAATACCTGTGTTTGTAAGTACAGTTCCTGCTGCATAACCGCTGTCGGCTACGTTTGCAGAAGCTTGTGCTGCTTGACCAATTGTTTGTAAGATATGCTTATCTTTTTGGAAAGCTAACGCTCTACCAATTTCTGTAGAGTAAGCGCTTCTTACATCCCAATGGTTTTTTGCTTCCTCAATATTTGATAAAAATACTGAAGATAAAAGAAGGTCATTAATTGTAATAACTTTCTCGTTGTGGTTTACATCTGAACCAGTTATTTCAGCACCTGCTGTATGGTACGAAGCATCCACTCTACCCATTACTGGGAAAGTTGCAGATTTACCGTTAGAAATACTTCTAACCATTTCTGCACCTTGAGTTACTGAAGCTCTATCAAAAGAAGTAAGTACTTCTCCCGCAAAAACTTTCAGAAACAGAGCGTCTTCCGAACCACTTGCATTTACTCTTCCAACTGATACTGGACTTGCATTTGCCATAGTGTTCTCCTTTGTTATGACGTTTATTTATAAAAGCCTCTACATATGTTTCAGTTTCACATTCAAGATTGTCACCCGCAGGTGGTCAAGTTATTACACTTTATTAAATATGTGTTGGCAAGCTGCCCCCTAAAAAGGGTGCACAACTATCTACACTTCCATTTACGTAATGCTAGAGCTTTTCTTGTAGGTTTACCATTAGGTTTTTTCATTGCACCTTTTACTCCGGACATACGTGCACAGAAACTAGCTCTACGTTTAGCCGCTTTAGAACCACGTTTAACTTTTCCTGTGACTGGAGCTTTTAAGTTAGCACCAGTTTTTCTTTTAAAATATTTTCTCCCGGCAGCATTTAAACCGCCGGAAGGTGACTGATATTTTTTAGCCGGCATTACTTTTTCTTAGCTGTCTTTGCCGCTCTTTTAAATTGTTTTTT